CGGGCCTATTGCGCTTAGATGCACATTGAAAACTTGTCTCCCGTATCCTTGGGAACAGGGACTTTCATATGGTGCCTACAGAACTCTTTTAGGGTTTACGAAGGGTCGCCCTACCGACTGTTGCCAATCAATAGGTTCATTTTCTCTTCTGCCGTTAGGCTGGGAGCTAGTGAGCTGACTAGGTAACAGGATAGTAGGTTATCAGCCCTCTCGTTCGCAATTGTCTCGCGGAACTGAAGCTAAGGTCGTGCGTTTTATGACCAACGCGTCGTGGCTCCACACTAATTGGCATCGGACATGCCACCGTTTTGACGGGAAGTGGGCCCGCCTAGGTATCACCTAGAAGAGGCCTTAGGGCCTGATACGAGAACCTCCTGCCTTACGGGGGAGGGTCTGGCTCTTCATCATCCACCTGGGTTCTCATGCCAGGTTAGGGTGTGAAGGTTTTCTAACGGTAGCCGGGTTAGGCTTCTTCTGGATGGTTCGCCCTGCGACTCCACGTACTGCTCTATGGAGCCTTAAGAGTTTCTGCGCATCTCTTGGTATCTTCGCTTCCATTACTGGTCGCTCGAATACTTCCAATTTACGCAGCATCCCTATAAGGGCGAGGTCCTTACCATGCCTCAGTAATGAGGTTATGGCACATGACCAGGCTTTACTAGGCAACTCCAATCGTGTTAACTTTTGGAGCCACTCGTACGAGCCCAGTCTGACCTCCAGTGTGTGTAGTCCAGTTGGGTCGGCCAATCGCATGATTAGATCACGCGTCGCTTTGGCGACCGATTTAACTAATGGCACCAGAATGAGGTTCGCCCACCCATGTATCCCTGTGGTTTCCCATAGAGGTACCTGGGGAAGGTTACTAGCCACTCCAGCGGGGTACGCCTCAGGCACGGGTGGTTTATCCATCCACGCCCGAGGTTTAATGAAATCCTGAAAGGGACTCACGTACCACACCTTGAGAGCCTCAGGGACAATACCCTGAAGCAATCTAAGTACTAATTCGTTATACCGGTCCTCCAAAGACTGAGTAACCCGGGCAGCAATGTCAGCCCGGAAGGGTTTGACTGCATAGGCCGTAACCATCTGCAACCAGTCCTCCCATGCTCCTATACCCAGCAAGGAGTTAGGGTTACGCAGTGCGATTATTGCGCCGCTCGCCCGGTTACCAAGTTTATTCAACTTTGCCCCCAAGTTTCCTAAAACTCGATAACCGAAGCCGAGAGCAGCTAAAACCTGACTCAAACGCATTTTCGGGTTCCCAAGACGTTTTACTAAATTGATAAGCGAGGGCAGATGCCGAGTCGCTACATCAAACTCTTTAAACGCCAAGGGTGAAACGTCTACACCTTTCAATATAAAACGCTTCGCGAATTCAAAGCTTCCATTTCGGCTATTGAGCGACTTAGCGGCCGAAATATCCACTCCTAATGCCATCATCAGGTTCAGATACTCTCGGGCGACTTTCCGATCAGCAATGACCAGATCGTCCCCAAGTAGAGCGTATTCTTTGAACCAAGAGCTTATGCCTGCACGTTCTGCTGCCAATTGAACCACTAAGTGGTGTGTCAGAGAGAACACTGCCCAACTACTATAAGCCCCCATGGGCTGGCCGGCTCCGTACCTCAAGACGCGTACTTCGTCGTCCCCTCGCCGGATGTCATCCTTTGAGGGTTCTAAGATGTAGTCTCGATCAGTAAGGATACGCGCCCATGCGGACCCAAAGGCGGGGTTAAACAGTGTAGATAGCAGATGTACTTGAGCCTCAATGGGGAACCGATCCGTAGCAGCCGATAAATCTATACTGCGAACATAAGGCAGCGCCCCTCGACGGGCTTTGGCAGCCAACCGAGCAATTGGTTTGAGCTGATCAAAGGTACCATCTTGCGGGATGCGTTTAAGT